AGGGGCCGTATCCGCGAACCAGCCGGGAATGGCCGGGATCGGGCGGGATTTGCCGCGACTGGAGACGGCGGTGCCGGAGTTGGGCGACTCTGACGCGGACGCGATCGGGGACTGGGCGAAGACGTTCCTCGGGGTGACGCTCATGCCCTGGCAACGCCGGGTCTTGCACGGGATGACCGTCCGGGGCGCGGACGGCGATCGCCAGCATCGGGCGGCGCTCGTGTCGACCGCGAGACAGCAGGGCAAGACCGTCGCGTTGACCGCTCTCGTGGGGCATGCGTTGACCGTCCGGCCGGTGACCCACGGGCCCCAAACTGTGCTCACGACGGCGCACCGGCTGGACGTTGCGGTTGAGCTCTTCCATCGGTTGGCGGACATCCTCGAGACGCACTTCGGGGCGCGGGTGCTGCGGGCGTATGGGCGGAACCAGGTGGAGATGCCGGACGGCTCGAGGTGGCTGGTAAAAGCGGCGACCGGTTCGGTCGGCCACGGGCTATCGGTCGACCTGGTCGTCGTCGACGAAGTGTGGAGCGTGTCGGCGGAGGCGATCGACCAAGGCCTGCAGCCGACCATGCGCGCCCGCCCCGAGCCGCTCCTTGCGATGTGGAGCACCGCGGGCACCGAGGCGTCCGAGGTCATGCTCCGGTACCGTGACCAAGGGATCCAGCTCATCGACTCCGGGAAAGCCGGCGACCTGTACTTCGCCGAATGGTCGCCCGCCCTCGACCTTGACCCGATGAGCCCGGAAGCGTGGGCGTATGCCAACCCCGCCCTCGGCCGAACGCTCAAACTCAAGACCCTCGAGGCGGAGTCTCGGTCGCCGGATCGGGCGGCGTTTCTCCGTGCCGCCGTCAACCTGTGGGTGGCAACCGAGCGCGGCTGGCTCACCCCCGGCCTGTGGCCCGAGCTCAAGGTCGGCGAAGACGTCAAGATCCCTGCGGGCGGCGTCGTCGCCCTCGAGCAGTCCCTTGACGAGTCCCGCTACTACGGGCTCCGTGCCGTCGCCCTCGGAGACGGCCGGACGGCCGTAACCGTCGAGTTCCAAGCCGGGACGATCGCCGAGTGGATCGCCGCGGTCGAGCGGCTCGCAGCCGACCCGAAGATCCGGTTTGCCGTCACCCCGACGCTGGACATCCACTACCCGGCGCACCTCATGGGGCGGCGCACCTCGGTCGGCTACCGGGAGCTCCTCGCCTGGACGCCAACCGTCCGCCAAATGCTCGAGCAGAAACGGGTCGTCCACACCGGCGAGCAGCTCCTCGCCGAGCACGTCCAGCGGGCCGTCGCCGTCAAGACCCAGAACTCGGTCGCCCTCTCGTCCCAGCGGTCGCCGGGGCCGATCGAGCTCGCCCGGTGCATGGTTTGGGCGGTCGCCCTCACGTCGAAGACGGTCGTTTCTGGGAAGCCGATGATCGTCGTCGCGGGCGGGTAGTGTCGCCGGACGGAACCGGGCGTCGCGCTCCCTGCGTGCCTCCTTTCGTCGGGATCGGTTGCACCTCCCCGGCGCCCGGTTCCACCAACCCCGCCACGACGTAGGGCAGACTTCCGACCATGCCGATCCGCAAGAAGCGCGCCGCGATTTCCGACCCCGCGATCAAGGCCGCGGTCGGCGGCTACTACACGCCGCAGGCCGCAGGCCCGAACCTCATCGGCCAGTTCTACACGTACCAGGAAGGCGAGGCCCGCAACGCGGCGATCTCCGTCCCGGCGATCTCCCGATCGTTGAACTTGTTCAAGTCGGTCATCGGCTGTATGCCGCTCCGGATGTACAACGAGCGTTGGATGGATGGGAAGCGCGAGAAGGTCTACCTCGACCCGCGCTCCTGGCTCCGCCGCCCCGATCCGACCGTCCCCTACCAGTTCCTCATGGGCTGGACGCTCGACGACCTGGTCATGTTCGGTAGGGCGTTCTGGTACGTCCAGAGCCGCACCCGCGACGGCTTCCCCGCGAGCTTCACCCGCCTCCCGGCCGGGTCGATCACGACGCCCGACATGGCCGGCCCCGTCTGGTTCGGCCAGTCCCAGCAGATCTACTTCAACGGCGGAATGCTCGACCCGGAGAACGTCGTCCAGTTCCTCTCCCCCGCCCAGGGCCTGATCTACGCGGCGCCGCAGGCAATTGAGACGGCCCTCGCGATCGAGGCCGCCCGGAAGCGCAACGCCGCCTCCGCGATCCCGTCCGGGATCCTCCAGCAGCAGGACGGCTCCGAACCGATGTCCGGCGAAGAGCTGACGACGATGGTCGCCGCCTTCGAGAAGGCGCGGCGGACGAACTCCATCGCCGCCCTCAACCAGTTCGTCAAATTCCAAGAGACGGTCATGACGCCCGACAAAATGCTCCTCATCGAGTCCGCGAACTACTCGGCGCTCGAGGCCGCCCGCCTCGCCAACGTGCCGCCCTACATGGTCGGCGTGTCCACCGGCTCCTACTCGTACCAGTCCAGCCAGCAGGCCCGGACGGATCTCTGGCTCTTCGGCGTCAAGCTCTACGCCGAGGCGATCGCCGAAACCCTGTCGATGGACAACGTGCTCCCCCGCGGCACCTACGTCGAGTTCTACTCCGAGGAATACCTTGAGGACGAGGCCGCCTCGGACGAAGCCAACGAAGTCTCCGACGAGTCGGAGATGGACATCGAAGAGAACACCGGCGAGCAACTCGCCAACTCCAGGAGGTAACCCATGATCCGTTTCCACGCCCAGCAGGCCACCCTTGACGCGGCCGCCCCGGACGCCGACGCGCCCAGGACGATCACCGGGATCGCCGTCCCTTGGGGCGTCGCCGCCACCGTGTCGGACGGCACCCCCGTCAAATTCCTCCGCGGCGCCTTCGACGTCAACGCCAAGCCCGCCAAGCTCATCGAGAACCACGACATGACCCAGCTGCGCGGCACCGTCACCGAACTCGTCGACGCCGAGGAAGGCCTCCTCTTCACGGCCCGGTTCGCCAAGACCAAGGCCGCCGACGAGGCGATCGAACTGGTCAAGGCCGGCGCCTACGACGCCGTCTCGGTCGGCGCCCAGCCGGTCAAGTTCAAGTACGACAAGGAGGGGACGATGGTCGTCTCCGAGGCGCGGCTCCTCGAACTGTCGCTCGTCCCCTACGGCGCGTTTGAGGAGGCGGTCATCACCGAGATCGCCGCGTCCGCCGAAGAGGAAGAAATCCCCACGCCGGCCGAGGAGGTCGGCAATACTGACCCACAAGACACCCCCAAGGAGAACCTAGACATGAGCGAGCAGACCCCCGAGGTCGTCGAGGCGACGATCCCCACGACCCCGCTCCCGGCGCAGCCGAAGCGCGAGTTCAAGATGCCGAGCGCGGCCGACTACCTCGCCGCGATGCACATCGGCGGCGACACGTTCCGCAAGGTCAACGAGGCGTTCGTCGAGGCGCAGAAGGCGTCGCGCACCGTCCTCCAGGCCGCCGCAGGCGACGAAGTCACGAGCAACGTGCCCGGTTTGCTTCCGGTGCCGGTGCTCGGGCCCACCTTCCAGGACATCAACTACATGAGGCCTTTCATCAGCGCGATCGGGGCCCGCGCCTATCCGGACGGCGGCAGCCAGAAGACGTTCATCCGCCCGACAATCGACGTGCACACGCAGGTCGCCGAGCAGGTCAGCGAGCTCGGCGCCGGTGGCGCCCGGACGATGGTCATCGAGGACAACGTCGTGGCGAAGAAGACCTTCTCGGGCACCGTGACGATCTCGGCCCAAACGATCGACTTCACTTCGCCGGCCGCGATGCAGCAGATCCTCACTGACCTCATGGGCCAGTACATGATCACGGTCGACAACTTCGCAGTCGACTCCTTCGTCACCGCGTCGACGAACCTCGGCCAGTGGGACGGGACGCCGGAGGATCTGATCCTCTTCCTGTACGGCGCGGCCCGCGACATCTCCAACGGGTCGAACTTCTTCCCGACCCACATCCTCATGGGTGCGGACGCCTGGGCAAAGGTCGGCTCCACGGTCGACGCGGACAAGCGCCCGCTCTTCCCGGCGATCGGCGCCCCCGGCCTCGGCGGCTACAACACGCTCGGCGCGGGCAACGTCACCAACTGGTCGACGACGAACCCGCTCGGCCTCCAGATCATCGTCGACTCGAACGTCGCCGCGAAGACGATGGTCGTCTTCCACGCGCCGGCCGCCGAGTACTACGAGCAGGTTCGCGGCCTCATGAGCGTCGAGGTGCCCTCCAAGGTCGCGAGGGAGTTCACCTACTACGGGTACGCCTCCTTCTTCCTCGCGAAGTCGACCTTCGCCCAGAAGATCACCTACGCCTAGGCGGGAGGGCCCCTAGTGGCCGTCTACCAGATCACCCACAAGTACCTCCTTGACGACTACGCCGTCGTCCAGCTCCTCACCCCCGCGGAGCTGGACGTCGGCCAGTCGATGACGATCGCAGGCGTCGACGCCACGTTCAACGGGACGTACACGATCTGGGCGCTCCCCCAGTACCTCTACACGGGCACGGACACGGAGGGCGACCTCCTCTACGACATCGACGTCCCGATCGCCAACCAAGTCCTCTACGCCCGGACGGCCGCCGACGTCGAGCGGCAAGCCACGGCCGGCACCCTCACCTACACGCCGACGTGCACGTGGGTCTCCGCTGCGGACGTGACCGCTTGGTTGAACATCACCCCGGCCAGCGCGAACGACACCGCGTTCATTACCCAGTGCGCGAGCGCCGCAAGCCAGTTTTGCTGGCGTCGCAGGGCCGAGGCGTCCTATGTCGACTCCCTTACGACCGTCCCCAGCCAGGACGTAAAGCTCGGGACGATCATGTACGCCGGCGCGCTCTACCGTGCTCGCGGATCCCTCGGGGACAATTTCGCGAGCTTCGACAGCATGGGCGCGGGCCCGATTATCGGGATGAGTAGCCAAGTCAAGCAGCTCCTCGGCGTCGACCGGCCCGCGATCGCCTAATGGCCGGCACCGGGCCCTACAACGACGCCCTCGCCCTTCTGGCGGCCCGTCTCGCCACGATCAGCGGCGTTCCCGTGGTGCGCGACGTCCGCAACATCTCCCCCGGATGTATCCTCGTCTCGGCGCCCCAGATCGACTTTTTCAACGGGCAAGTCGCCCACATGCGCGTCCCGATCATGCTCATCTCGTCGGGCCCCGGCAACCTCGACGCCCTTGACCAGCTCCTCACGATCGTCGGATCGGTCGCGAACCTCAACGTAGGCGCCACGTCGGCGATCCCGACGTCGGTCAACATCGGCGGCACGGACGCCCCGGCCTACGAGATGACGATCAACCTTGCCGGCGGGGCGTCGATCCCGTGACCTCGTACCTCGTCGTTTCCCCGCGGCTCGGCACCCCCGGCGCCCCATACGAGCCCGCCGCGGGCGTCAACGTCGCCGCGCTCCTGGCCTCCGGGGCGATCGTCGCCGTCGAGCAGGTCGTGGGCGCCACGGCGAAAGACGCCGCCCCGACCGTCCCGTCCCGTAAAGTCACCCGCAAGACCCCCAAGGAGTAACCCCACATGGCCGGCACGACCTACCTCGCAAACCCCGCTCTCGTCGAGATCAACTCGGTCGATCTGACCGACCTGTGCAGCTCGGCGACCTACACCTACCAGAAGGAAGCGCTCGAGAACACGGCGTTCGGGCAGACCGCCCGGACGTTCGTCGCCGGCCTCGAGAACAACGAGATCACGTTCACCTTCTTCCTGGCATACGCGACGGGCGACGTGTACGCGACCCTCCAGCCCCTCGTCGGCACAACCACGACGATCAAGATCAAGCCGTCGACCGGCAACGAGTCCGCGACGAACCCGATCCAGATCCTCACCGGCGCGTACCTCGCAGCCCTTCCCGTGTTCAACGGGTCGGTCGGCGAACTCTCCACGGTCGACGTGACCTTCCAGGGCGGCACCTGGTCGGCAGACACGACCAACCCGTAACCCCCCAACGGCTCCGGCCCGACACGGAAAGAGACATAGATGCACGTCCGCATTCGATACCAGAAGACCGGCGACGACGCACCCGTCGAAGTGGTCACGACCCTCGCCAACATCGTCGCATGGGAGCGCCGGTTCAAGCGGAAGGCGTCCGAAATGGCGTCCGCAGCGGGCGTCGAGGATCTCGCCTACCTCGCTTGGGAAGCGTCCAAGACCGCCAAGGTCGTCGTCCCCGCAGTGTTTGACGATTTCCTCAACCGGCTCGAGTCGCTGGAGATCGCCGAGGAAGTCCCCACAAACCCTACCCTCGCGGCACCTACGGACGAGCTCTAGCCGAGTTGCTGGTAGCCGTCCGCTGGTGGCCGTCCGATGTACCCTTCGACGTAGTCGAGCTCGCAACCGTTAGCGCGGTGCTCGAGGAACGGGCACGACAGCGAGGGCGGAGATGACGATCGAGATCAACGGAGCCAAGGAGACGCTCCGGGCGCTCGGCAAGTTCGAGCCTGAGATGCGGAAACAGTTCACCCGCGACGCCAAGAAGGTCGCGAAGCCGATCGTTGACCTCGCCCGTTCCAAGTACCCGCAGAAGTACCTGTCCGGTATGTCCAAGACGTGGGCGCCCAAGGGTCGCGTCCTTTTCCCCTATTCGCAGTCCAAGGCCCAGCGCGGCGTGCAGGCCCGCGTAAGCTCCGCCCGAAAGAAGAACTACCTTCTCGCCGTCGTCCAGAAGGATCCGGCCGCGTCGATCGTCGACATGGCCGGCAAGAAGACCCAGGGCCGCAGCGGGGTCGGGTCGACGAGCGGCCAGCGGTTCGTCTACAACCTCTTCGGCGACTTCGGTAGCCCGTCCCGCGTCATGTGGCCCGTGGCCGAGTCGCGTTCCGCGGCGATCGAGCGCGAACTCTCCGATCTCATCGACCAGGTCTCCGTGCAGGTCGGCTCCCAGATGAGGAACTACTAATGGCCATAACCGTCAAAATCGTCTCGGACTTCAACGATAGGGGTTTCAAGAAGGCGGAGTCCTCCCTCGGGAACCTCAACAAGCTGGGCATCGCGGCGGCGGCCTCTTTTGCCGCAGCGGGCGCCGCGATGGCGAAGGGCTTGTACGAAGCCGTCCAGGCGGCCGCCGAAGACCAAAAGAGCTTCGCTCAGCTCGAGGTGACCCTCAAGAACGTCGCCGGCGCGTCGGACGCGCTTGTCCAGGCGACCGACAAGCAGATCGGCAGCATGTCGATGCAGTTTGGCATCGCGGACGACAAGCTCCGGCCCGCGTTTCAGAACCTCGTCCGGGCGACGGGCTCCGTGAGCCTGTCCCAGCAGGCGCTCACGAGCGTCATGGATCTCGCCACCGCGAAGCAGATCGACATGGAAAGCGCGTCGGGCGCAGTTGCCAAGGCGCTAGCAGGGAACACGACGGCGCTCGTCAAAATGCTCCCCGGCCTCAAGGGCGTCATCGACAACGGCTCGTCGGCGGCCGAGGTGCTCGCCGCGATCAACGGGCAGGTCGGCGGAGCCGCCGAAGCCAATACGAAGACGTTCGCCGGGGCCCTTGAGCGGATGAAGGTCATTTTCGGCGAGATGGTCGAGACGGTCGGGTCGTGGCTTCTTCCCGCCCTCGTGCAGCTGGCCGACATCCTCAACAACTACCTCGGGGCGGCCTTCACCTACCTCTCGGAAAACGTCGGCCCGAAGGTCAACGAGATTTTCGCGACGCTGGGC